TCAGCCCTTATAGCTATCATCGTTGGCGGCATTGCTCTGAGAGTCATCGTCCACTGCTTCGCCCCGCGCACTCGCAGCAAGACTTTGGAACTCATACGCTTTCTCGGCTGACTCAATCTTCTCGACCCTTGCGGCTAGTGCGGAAACTTTCCGCTCATCACAGTAGAGAAGAGATCCGAGCAAGTTGAAGCTTTGGTTGCTTTCGATATCAGAAGCACTTGCCATTGATAGAAAATCAGCAATTTTTGATGGGGAGCTCGCAAAAATCCGAGATTTCCCCTCAACAACACCAACCATAACCCGGTCCCAAGTGGCAAAAATAAATCCTTCATCGACACTGTTTTTTAAGAACGTACAAACCGAAGCATCATGATCAATAAGAATTGATGGGCTTGCGGGCTTCCCATCTGCAACTTCTTGCCGTATATCAGCATCCCATCGTCCAACAGAGATTATTTCGATTCCAAACTCTTCGAGAATGCTCTCAATTTTATTCTCCACTCTCCGAGGAGGAGCACCTCCCACCAAACCAAAGTGCGACAAGAAATCCTTCAAAGAATAGTCATCCGCCAACTCCTTCTTATCCCTTAGATGGCTATAGTGACTTATGTAGGAGTTATTCGAAGATTTTAAAATATCTCTATTCATTTCATTAAGAGCTGAATAGGTCTGCACGTACTCCAGCGCGTCCTTACCGTGAAATACAATCTCATTAACATAGCAGCGCGGCACTGCCATTGAGATTTTATGGCTAGCGCATAATTGCTGTAGTGCAGCAGCAGCAATACTGTATCTAGACCTTACTGATCCGAAGCAAAGGCCAAACAGCAATGGCATTGCGACGCTTGAGTCCAACAACATCTTAACGTCAGTCGTCCTCCCAAGCGCTCTATATATATCAAATGTATTAGTTGAAAAAATATGATCTAGCGTTTTTCCGTACTGGGAAACTCTGGCTACCGAAAGTCTGGATAAATCTTCGTACAATTCGTTTTTTCTACGAACCAGATTGTGATTGGAAATAAAATCTGCCAATGCTTCCTCTTGGACCCCATCACCGTTCAGCGCGCCTTCACGAGCGGAAATCTCAAGTGCCATCTCTATAACCTGCCGGGCATCCTCGCTACTAAGAAAGTATTTCTCAGCGATAGAAACAAGATCATGGCTAGTTGACTGCAAATAATCTTCCTCAGCCACTTCAATTAGTTTTCTGGCATAATCAGAAAGTTTATAGTATCCAGCATCAACAACAACATCCCCCTTGCCTGCCAGGCGTTCCAATGCATTTTTTGAGTCGTGCTCTATATCAACGCCCGGCAAGGCTTTAACGACTCCCGCTAATATATCTCCACTTTTTGAGGAGGGGTTTTTGTATAGAAATGCACGAACATTACTTTCAATAACGTCTTGGCGCAGGTCCTTTGCCTCATTTGAAAAAAGCAGAAGATTACTAAGTGCAATTTCTTTAGGACTCGCGGCGATCCGCCCCTGCACCAAATATCCGAGCCTTTCATACGCAGCTTTAATTACGCCAGGAGCAGAAAGGCTAGTTGATACTCTATTCAGATCAAAAACAGTAAGATCAACCTCTCCTTTTTGCCTGTATTTTTCATTTCGAAACAACGCTAAATCAACGTCTCGAATTGGCCGATTTGTGATGTAAATAAGATGCCGCTTGCCAGCTGCGCGAGTGGCGTCAGCCTCGTCATTAATCTTAATCGCCCAATCTTTTCTTACGCTCAGTTGAATTCGAAGGTCGGTTCGCGAACAGAGTACGTCTCGGCCACCATCGCCCGCGCCGTCAATAATGCTGAGCTCTTTGTAACCTTCACTTTGAAGAAACAGAAGGGCGATGTCATAAAACATTTTCTCCTCAACGTCTTGAATTGCTCGCCGTAGCCCAGAGAAATACATGATCTTGTCCTCATCGAAATCGTTACAGATGCTAAATAGATTGGGGTCCATCCCCAGCTATTGCCTGCGAGGCGTAGAATGGTAATTGCCTGGTGTGAATTTAGCAGATGTTTACCAGAACCAGCCACGAATTTGCTAATGCGTGAACGCGCTGGGCGAGGCCACATGCGGTGGCTAAAGGCGATTCAAAACGATCCAGAAGAATGTTCGATAGAGAGAAACCATCTGGATGAAATTTCATGAGTCCAGTTTATTAATGCTCTGCGTCGACTCTACTGCTGGATTGGGGCGGTCCGCGCTTCTAAGCACGAAGAAGTACTGAGCGAATGGCTGCTTCTGGCCAGCTGCTGCCGTTCATTGAAGGCGGCTGAGGATCGCATACGACCGCAGGGAAGCCAGTTAAACGATCCGTCCGATGATGGACGTAGCCCTCCCCAAAGCCGCCACTACCCCTGCTTTCGAGGCGTTGAGCGGCCTTTCTCGTAGCAATTTTTTAGCAAGCACCAATTTACTATGCCGCTGCTATGCTTAGCCCTTTTAGGCGGGGTGACACACATGGCAAGGGAATACTCACTCCCAGACTTGCTTGAACGAATGTATGAGAATCAGCTTGCGTTGGAAGCAGCTCTGATGGAGTTGGCTCTCCAAAGCGAAAAGCAAGGCATGGATGAGGTTGGTGACAACGTACGTGGCGCTCTATTCGTGATCGGCGAAAACGCTGGGCATATCAAGCAGGGCTTGGCGAAGCTACGAACTAACCGTCTCTGACAAAGCACACCCCGATTGTGTAGGAGTATGCGGGGGATTTTGGGGGATAGACCCGTGGTTGCGGGCTGTGACGCCCGCCCAAGACAGGTTGCATAAATGCATAATGGGCATTGGATGGCATAGATTGGCGTATGGTTTGCCCCATTTTTGCCCCAGTCATTCCTCTCTTATCAATTGAGAGACCTCATGCTACCGTTAAAACTCCTTCATAAGGACTCGTACAAGCTCCACCGCAAAGTAAACGATCAAGGTCGCGGCAGCGAGAAGTCCGGATAGCACCGAGGTCCCAAAAAAAAACATCCACCAACGGCGTCCTTTTTTACTGAAGGCTGCGCCGACACTTTGAAGCTGCACGATTGTTTGAGGGCCGTGTGACTTTGCTAAAATACTCTGAACCTCATGGAAGTATTTAGCAGTCCAGAACGCCTTTATTATTTCCCAAGCGATGAAGATCGTAAGGGAAACAGTTATAAGTAGCCCACATACCGCAAAGGTCCACTGGGGTATCTTCGCGACGAGCGTCGACCAGAATGCAAAATATCCAGCATATCCTGCAACCATGATGAGATTTGTATAACTCGCCTGATTGCTCATCTGTTTTTCTTGCAATTGAACAAAGGCTTCGATTTGCTTATCAGTCGCACTATTTACCTTGAGGGCGTGAACATCCTCATTAAGCGCATCGATCGCTCTAGCTATTTGTTCAGACCACTCTTCAAAGGGGAGTTGACTCACATCCTAGCCCTACCTATTTAAAGTTCAAAATACATATCTTACGAGAGCCCTAAGCTTTTCTTAACAAGATCCCCAATGACCGGCCAAATAACAGGTTGCATACCTGCCCAAGCGGGACCGCATACTTTTTCAAGTATACTTTTAGCATTTTTGCCATTACCTTCACTTGCCTCCTCTATGGCTGAAATTAAGTCCTTACGATTTTCAGATGAGACATTTAGTCCTTGCCCCTCTAAAATACCGATCAGCTTCAGCAAAGTATCGCCACTCTCACCATTAGCCACATCCATTTTTTGAGCTGTATTATCGCCAGCTGCAAGTTGTAGATTCGTGAAGTTTCCGCCAGAGATATGGACATTATTCACAGTACGCTGAGTGGTATTAGGCCGATTAGGTGCCTTTCGAGCAGCCTTATAGCCAAGCTCTGTAAGACCTGCATATTCCCGCTTACTGTAGCCACCTATAAAAATTACGCCACTATTAGGTGCATTATCAATAACTGCATAAGGCCCAGTACTTATTAATCGCTTATTTTCAAGATCTGCAAATGCGATATCAAAATCAACTTGTGTAATCTCATCTCCAGCACAGATTGCTGCTGCCAAAGCAGAGACTTGCGGCCCCTCGTATCCGGCACTTAATTTTTCAGCATTTAGCCCGCGACTTGAAAAGTCGACTAACAGTGCGCCCAGGATTTGTTTTTCAGCTTCATCTAAATGTGCGGCCATACTCATTCCTTTTTCGAAGGGTCCATTGCAAAACTTACTAACAGGCGTTAGTGGCAGAATGCTTAATGTGGCATGAGAATGTAGACAAACACAACCAGGTTTGAAGCACGATGCCATCATGAGCATACTCATGATCTGAAAGAGTTTGTGCAGAACTCCTTTTCCGCCCAGGTCCCATCATCTGCAGGCAACCGACCAAAGCTGGTCCAGCTTCGTGGTATAGCTTTGACTCATCATTTCGCGGCGCATACCCCAAATAGGATTCATCGGCACGCTGGCAGAGCGCAACGTTCCCCTTCCCCATCGCTCGTTGATTTGATCCAGCACCGTCATAACTTTTGTGGCTTCGGCCGGCTGCGATGTTGCAAATAGATCGTCGGTGTACTCACCTGATTGACACAGGTTCAGCAGCATTACTTCGGCCTTGCTGTACCTAAATCCTGGCCGGAAGATTCGATCAAGCGCGTCGACCGCTGCTTTGGTAAGTAGACGCACGTCATCGGTCGGGTATGGCATGTCCACTAGCACCCCGTTGGCATACTTCGCTTCTTCCGGGTTGAACATGCCTGTACGGATGCAGACGCGCACCTTCTTGCACAGCGAATTCTGGGCGCGGAGCTTTTCAGAAGCACGCATCATGTAGGTGGCCACCGCCTCTTTGATAGATGGCAGCTCCGTCAGCCGCTGGCCGAACATGCGACTGCAGCAGATCTCCTGCTTGGGCGGATCCGGTACCTCTAGCTCCAGACAAGGCTTACCGGCCAGCTCCCTTGCTGTCTTCTCGATCACTACGCTGAACTTCTTGCGGAGGGTCCACGGGTCGGCCTTAGCGAGGTCCATGGCCGACTTAATGCCCAAGGCGCCAAGATGGAGTTTCATTTTGCGGCCGACACCCCACACCTCTGCCACATCGGTATTGCGCAGCACCCAGTCACGCTTAACCGGGTCGGTGATATTTACCACCCCGCCAGTCTGCGACTGCAGACGCTTCGCGGTGTGGTTTGCCAGCTTCGCCAGGGTCTTTGTATGAGCGATGCCAACACCAACAGGAATGCCGGTGCAGCGAAGTACATGGGCGCGGATCCCTCGGCCCAAGGCATCCAGTCCACCGATGCCAGTCAGGTCGGCGAATGCCTCATCGATGCTATACACCTCAACTGCCGGTACCATCGCCTCGATCAGGCTCATCACGCGTTCGCTCATGTCACCGTACAGCGCATAGTTGGAGGAGAACGCGACAATGCCGTGCTGCCTGAGCTTGTGCTTGATCTGGAAATACGGCTCGCCCATCTTGATGAACGGCTTGGCGTCGTAGCTGCGAGCAATGACACAGCCGTCGTTATTGCTCAGCACCACGATGGGCACTTTCGCCAGGTCCGGCCGGAACACCCGCTCGCAACTGGCATAGAAGCTGTTGCAGTCGATCAGCGCAAAGGTCGGTTCTTGCTTAGACATGGCTGCGCACTGTGCTGGTGATCACGCCCCAAATTGACAGCTCATCCCCTTCAAGAACGTAACGCGCCGGGTATTTGGGGTTCTCTGATAGAAGGATCACCTCCCGGCCGCGCTTACATAGGCGCTTGCAGACCGGCTCATTATTCAGCAGCGCCACTACCACATGCCCATGAGCAGGCTCAATGGCACGATCCACCACCGCGAGATCACCTTCGAAGATACCAATCCCCTGCATGCTTTCCCCGGTGATTGCTACCAGGTACACATGCGGTGCGCGGATATTCAGAACCTCATCCAATGAGATGTGCTGCTCAATATGATCCGCTGCCGGCGATGGAAAACCGGCTGGAACCTGGAACGAGCACATAGGCAGCTTTGCGCCTGCCTCAGCGATAGGACCTAGAATGGTGAAGCTCATGATGCGGCCTTTTACAGATACTGTACGAATGTACAGTTAACTTTGTAGGGCGCTTGCGGTCAATTTTTCTGTAGGGGATTTCGACAGGCGGAGAGGTGCGTATGTGCGGACGATTCGTGCAGTACGAAGGGATGGCGATCTTCATTGAAGAACTGAGCCCCCAGATAGAGCTGTTCAGCGGTTACGACGCTCAGTCTATTGATCGCTACAACGTCGCGCCGTCGACACGGGTGCAGGTGCTACACGCCGCAGAGGATGGGCTGCATATTGATGCAGTCAAATGGGGATGGGCGCCGTTCTGGGCCAAGGGCAAGCGCCCCGATCCGATCAACGCCCGTGTAGAGACGGTCACCACGGGAAAGTTCTTCAAGCAACTTTGGCCGAAAGGCCGAGCCCTGGTGCCGAGTGAAGGGTGGTACGAGTGGGTCAAAGACCCTGACGATCCGAAGAGAAAGCAGCCCTACTTCATTCGCCTGAAGAGTCAGAAGCCCATGTTCTTTGGCGCGCTCGCCCAAGTTCATCCTGGCCTAGATCCCCAAGACGGCGATGGGTTCGTGATCATCACCGCCGCCAGCGATCAGGGCATGGTGGACATCCACGACCGCAAGCCGCTGGTGCTGACACCTGAGCACGCCAGGGAATGGATCGAACCCGGCCTTACCCCAGGCCGGGCCGAGGAAATAGCGAAGGAATGTTGCCAGCCTGTGGAGGACTTTGAGTGGTATGCCGTTGGCAAAGCAGTGGGGAGTGTGAAAAACCAGGGGGCTGACTTACTGCTGCCTGTACCACCCAGGGATGTTTGACGCTATCAGAACAGTCCTCCCAATGCGGCTGGCTCCCAGTTCATGATCACCAGTTCACCGCTAACCTCACTCTTTCCTTGTCGTTGGTTGGATGTGGTGTATCGAATGTCCACCATCTCAAAGTGAAACCCCTCAAACACACGCCGGATATCAGGGTGATCGTTGATGCTGACCATCACCTTGCCTTTGCAGCGCCGCATAAAGTCGGCCATGCGCTCGTAATTCTCAAATGGAAAGTCCACGCCATAACCAGCCGTCTGCCAGTAAGGTGGATCCATGTAGTGGAAGGTATGGGCACGGTCATACCGCTCGGCACATTCAAGCCAGCCCAAGTTTTCAACATAAGTGCCGGACAACCGCTGCCATGCTGCAGACAAGTTCTCCTCAATCCGCAGCAGGTTGATGGCCGGGCCGGTCGTTGCAGTGCCGAACGTCTGGCCCGTCACTTTGCCGGCGAAGGCATGGTGCTGCAGGTAAAAGAATCGGGCGGCGCGCTGGATGTCGGTGAGGGTTTCTGGGCGGGTCATCTTCTGCCACTCGAACACCTGCCGGGAACTGAGCGCCCACTTGAACTGGCGGACGAATTCCTCTAGGTGATTCTGCACTACGCGGTAGAGCGTCACCAGGTCGCCGTTGATGTCATTGAGGACCTCGACCGGCGCTGCCTGGGGACGCATGAAATAGAGCGCGGCGCCACCGGCAAAGACTTCAACGTAGCACTCGTGAGGTGGGAATAGCGGGATAAGACGGTCGGCCAGGCGGCGTTTGCCGCCCATCCAAGGGACGATGGGTGTGGACATGGGTGCAAGACCTTTACTGTATGGATGAACAGGTGCTAGGCTCGCCGTGCTTTGTGCACAAGGCAGGAGCCATGGCCGGGCTTGCAGGGTTGGTCTGCGGGTTTGGCGAGCCGGTATGAATGTTGACGCATCCATCCGGCTCGTTCCTTTTTACAAAATCATTTCATCGCGCACCCTCGGGGATCTTGCCAATGAACAAAAAACCTAGCAATTTTAAAAGGGATACGATTGCCTTAATAAGTAAATTTCCAAGTGAATTTATCTTAGCCTCTCTACTGGGAACTCTACCGACTGTATTCTTTAGCTCTACCGAAAAAGATGTTAATGAAATCGTACAAGGTCTCCTTGCAATCGGCCCACTAATTCAGTACTCGGCATATCTTATTGCTCCTTACGCCCTAGTATTTATCATTAAGTATGGTATACGGTTCAGCTCTGACAAAAGCATAGACACCTTTAATTTTATCCATAAAAATATTGCAGAAGTAGGAGCAGGATTTCTTACTATCACCAGAACTGGCTTAGGTGCAACACTTGGAGTTTTAGTATTAGGGCTGACCACTGATATTATTACGATCAACAGCCAGCAAATAATAACATTAACCGTGATGATACTTTCACTCACCCTTACTAATTGCGCGCTCGCCCTTGGGAAGGATACGTTAATAGAGCAAACCACCAGACCATATATAAAAAACCCTATTAAGTTTAGCCCTAGCTTAAAGTAATCATTCATGGTGCCGGAGGGATATAGTCGTAACGTAAGCTTGGCAAGCTTTAAGCGCAATCAATCCTTGGTCGCCGGTATCGGTGATTCCGATAATTCGTTGAGCATGCGCTGGGTCAAGTTGGGCTCTTGTGGTGCCATGAACCACGCGGCCGGAGGCGGGGGTGGTTGGCATTGCACAGCTGCCGGTGGTCTCAGTGGCGGCGAGTACGACTGACAGCCGCAGATCAGCAGTAGCCAGGCGATCACGCAGACGAGCCTGCTTGGTTTGCTCATCGGTCAGTTCCTTGTGGTGGGTTTCGTCTTTGTTCTGCAGGCGTAGCTCCAGGGCCAGGCGTTTGTCCTGCTCGATGCGCTGCAGGTCAGCAGACGCTTTGGATATCTCGTTGAGGGTGTCCGCCTGCAGCCGGGCCTGGCGCTCCAACACACGGCCATAACGCCAGTCCTGCGCAGTCCAGGCCAACGCCGCGGATCCGGCGGCGACCATCAGCAACAAGCCGCCGACGACAGTGATTCGAAACTGCACAGGAATCAGGTCGAAGAGACGCATAACACTGCCCTCGCCCTGCCCCATAGCTGCAGCCGATCCTCCAGGCCGTTGAGGCCGCCATTGATCCGGCGGGTGATGGTGTTGAACTGATCCTGATCCGCGAGCGCATTCAACCCGTTCACCGACCAGAACCACGCCGCCGAATCTGCTGCCCATTGCGGCTGCTCGAGCAGCTCCGGTGTGCGTAACAATCGCTCATCGCCAAACAGCGCCAAGCTGCAGCGCAGGTAGTTGTCGTGACCGGTGACCTGAATCAGGCCACGACCACGGTAGCGCTGACCATCACCGTCGGCTTCGGACGTGTTACCGAGCTTGGCCGCCAGGGCGCCGGTGTCGTATTTGCTGAGGTACTGATCGCTGCCCAGTTCGCGTACGTATTGCAACTGACCAGACTCGTGGCCGACCTGGGCGAGGAATGCGGCCTGGCGCTTGGGCGTATTGATCTTCCTGTTGATCATCGCTGCATTTAGAGCAGATACAAAAACGCCCGCTTGGCGGCGGGCGTTGGGCATGATGCGTTGAAGTTGTTGCTCGGTGATGGGCATGGCTGTTTCCCAAGGTAAAAAAAGACCGCTCAATGGCGGCGGGTGTGAAACGGATACTGCTGGTTACAGCTCCAGTACTTTGACCTCCTTGGGCTTCTTCTTTTTCTTTCCGGCCGCTTTGGCCTTACCCTTCTTCCCCGCGTTGCATTCCACTGTTGTACTCCAGCCAGACTGGGTGAACACCTGCTCCACCGAATCAACCAAAAACTCACCATCCAGCCCCTGCTTGAAGCCTTGTGCATTGATCTGCCGTTCGGCGAACAGATCTATACGCCCCAACATCTCCAGCCGAACTTCGGCAGTCGAACGATTGAACGCCGCCAACCGCGCCTTGGCGGCTTGCTCTGCAGCAGACTTGTTCGGATGAATGTGCCGGTCGGTGTGAACCGGGGGCAAACCTGCAGGGGCGTCATCGTTGTCCAAGGTCAGGTTGACTAGCTCGCCGGTTTTCTTGTCCTGATACCTGGCCTTGACGGCCTTCTGCACGGTGCGGTCGGTGAATCTGAATTGCCAGCGGCTGACATCTCTACGATGGATCGCAATCGCTGGCATGCTTTTCCCACTGGCGGTCAATCCGCTTTGACGGGGCAGCACCAACAACTTGCTATTGGCGACCTTGGCCGTGCAATCGTGATCTTTGGCTAGCCGCGTGATGAAGTTAAAGTCTGATTCATTCAACTGGTCTACGCGGGGTACCATCGTGGCAACCAAGCATTCAGGCTTCCAGCCGTTGCGTGCAGCGATGTCGCTGACGATCTTGGACAGCGGGACGTTCTCCCAGCTACCGCTGCGTGTAGTTTTACCGCTGCCGCGCATATCGCTGGCCTTACCGCGTATGACCAGGGTGTCGGGTGGGCCGGAGACTTCAATATCATCGACCGTGTAGCGGCCCAGACGGGCCATTGCTTTGTTGTCGTAGCCCAGGAAGACCTCTATTGCTGCCCCCTTTTTGGGGAGCGTGACGGCGCCGTCACGGTCATCGATGCGCAATTCGAACTCGTCCGACTCCATACCGGGCTTGTCTAGCGTGCGCAACAACAACAGGCGGTCATTAATCAGCGCTGTTATATCAGCACCGTCAGCGACGATCCGAAAGGTGGGTTTCAAATTTTTGTTCTCCAAAAACGCCAAAGCCCCGCAATAGCGGGGCTTTGGCAACAAGCTTAGATATTATCGAGCGGCGTTTGCTCGCTGACAAAATAGACGAACATTAGTCGCATTGCTGCCCGTACTGCAGTACTCAAGCGCAGCCTCTAGGCCGAACTTGCGAAACGAAATATCCCGAGGCAGATTTCCAGCGTCCCAAAATACCCACTTCGACCAGTCGATGCTTCGCAGGTCGTTCCAGTTGTATGTGAGGAACAAACCATTTGAATACGTCGTAGGGCCACCGGGCGTAGAAACGGGAATTTGCGCCTGAATAATTACGACTGGAACACCTTCTGGGCGAGCTTCATGAATGGCATTCAGCGCGTTTTGCGCGGACATCAGCACCCGCTTAGTCCAGCCGTCGCCGTCATGACTATCCCTTGGCCGATAAACGATGGTCAGCGAGCCGCCGCCATCTCTGACCTCGACTAGCTCACGGTCAGCTCGCTTGATCTTATGTTCCAACAAGATGGAAGCTTTCTGAGCATCCGTTGCCCCGGCCGGATAACTCGGCTCACTCGGCCCCCTATCGCTGATGTCCTTATAAGCTGCTGCAATCAACCCAACAGCCGCGACGCCGAGAAAGATTTTCGTGGTGGTTTTCAATCCCTTGCTCCATATGAGAGTGGTCGCGCATTTTAGCGATCCCTCTCAATCCCACAACTGTACCTGTTCATCCATTGGTTCAGGGAGGTCCGGAAAGGTGATCAGCAACCCTGTACGCAAAGGTTGCGCCTCATCCGCCAACAATCGATTCGCCGCAAGCACCGCCTCAACAGTGCCATTCAGATGCCCGTAATGCTGGTAGCACAGCGTATCGAGCAGGTCGCCGTCAGACGTTCTGCATATCATCGCCATAACGCGTGAACTCCAAACTAAAGGTTTGTTTACGCGGGATCCCGCCGGCCAGTAGCGCACCCTGCTCTTCCTCAAGGCTGCGTAAGCACCAGGTGCCCAGTACCAAGCCATAGCCGGTAGTCAGGTTTAATGGCAATAGCCTGGCTCCAATCGAACGCAGGGTATCCAGTTGTTGGAGCCCGCCCTTGAAGGTCGGGAATATCGCGCCTTTGAGGCTTAACTTTTCTTCTCCCATGCCCACGCTCTGCTGCGCTGGCCTGCGACTGAGGCGCTCCTGCGACGCCCAGCGGAACTCCGTTTGCCGGCGTAACTCGTCGAAAGCCGCTGTATCCAGGTTGAAGTAAAACGGCTGAGCATTGGTTTGTAGAGGCTGAAGAATCAACAGGTGCGGAAACGGTTTGACCGCTTCGGCCATTGGCGTGGCATTCGGTGCCAAGGCGCTGGTGGGTATGATGTTCGCCATGCGGGGGTCCACTTTGCCAGCGATCTGGTTGATCGCTGTGCCCGCCCGATAAGCCTGCTCCTTCAGCGTTCCCATACGCTCGTCAATTCCTGAAAGCGTGCGGGTGGCCTTGTTGTAGGTTGCGAGCACGGTTCCGACTTTTGACTGAGCGGCACCAATCCCGCGCATTACACGCTGCAGCTTCGCGCCAACCTCAGGTGGCACACCTGGCAGACTGGCGATCTCCTCCGCCGCTCCGCTAATCTCACTGATAGCACCATTCACTGGGCCCATCATGTCGTCAATGCTATGCCTGCCCGCCTCCCCGGCCTGGACCAGGGATTTGAAACCGGCCTGCAATTGCTGCATATAAGTCATCGCGCCTCCTTAAACATGCGGAGCATCGAATAGATTGCGCCGAGCTTGCTCCCGGCTGAACTCCTCGAACAGCTGACGCATATACGGCATCATTTCCTGGGCCATTTGCCGTGGATCCTTGACGTCTCCCTGCACCGTCACCGGCATGGTCGGAGAGAACGTCCATGACTGGTCGACACGCGCCGGTTCCGGTTTCGCCGCGGCACCCGAACTGAGAAGTGCAGGTACTGCTGCAGCTGAGGGCGCAGCAGAAAACGAACGCGCAACGTCCCCCATCAACGGGCCGATGGAGGGCGTCGGTGCAAGTTGAGCCAGCCGCGATACGCTTGGCCCACTGGGTTTTGGTAGCAATAACGGTGAGGGCTGAGCCAAACGCTCTATCGGTACGTCCGGCACACCAAATGCTGCTTTGCCTACCGCACTACCCAGCTCACCGCCGCCCCAACTCCCGAGGAAGCCACCAATCAGGCCACCGACCACCGTGCCGATTACCGGCACAACCGAACCAATCGCGGCACCTGCCGCTGCCCCGGCCAACGTGCCGGCCAGGGTTCCTGCAGCATTGCCGTAGCCCTCGGCCTTTTCGTCGCGAGTCTCGGCATTCTGGTAGGTATCAGCAGCGATCAACCCCGCCTCAATCAGCGCCATGGGCGCACCGACCTTAGCGAACCCGAGCCCCTTACCCATCATGGCCTTGGGCGCGAACCTGTTGGCAGCAGCGTTGACCGGCGCCGCGGATGCAGCACCGGGAATTGCTGTACGGCCACCCCGACCTTTGCGACCTTTACCACGCCTGCCTTTTTTGCCCTGCCCATCAACTCCGCCACCATCAAGCCCACCCACAGGCATATTGGTCACGATCACTTTTTGCGGAATATGGGGATTGCCCATCAGCGAACCACGGGCCACGTTGAGCATGCCTTTGCCCATTTTGTACGCGCTCATCGCCGCGCCCAGTGCGACAATGCCACCGGCCAGAACCGTCGCGCCGCTGATGACTGTCGGAAACTTCCCTGCTAGCTCACCAAGGCCATATGCCACTTTCGCTAGCCCGTCTGCTGCCAGATCAGTCAGCGGGCGCACCGCATCACCGATACGCGTCATTGATGATTCAATGCCGGCGGTCGCAGCAGCCCACTTCCTGTTGGATGTTTCCCGCGCCTTGGCCGCGTCCGACTCAATCTTGGCTTTGCCATCCGTCTTCTTGATGGTCGACATATCAGCCTTGATCTTGTCACCGTATTTAATCTGCGCGAGCAAACCGGCACTGGCGCTTTGATCGCTGACGATAGTCGCCAGCCCCGCCGCCTCAGTCAGCGCGACCATGGCCTGTTCTTCCTCGGCGCTGCCATCCGCAGATGCCTTGATTTTGGCCTTGAGCGCTTCGATTTTCTTGGCCTTGGCCGGATCCTGTTTTTTGATCAGTTGCTCACTGAGCATGATGAAGGCGTCGACCGGATTTGCCGCCTTGCCGCTTTTGGTCGCCGCCAGGATCGAGCCGGTCAAGTCGTAACCTTCCTTGGCGAACCGTTCCTGGCTGGTGCTACTGATCACCGCGTTCAGTAGGTTATTCATGTTGGTGGCCGCAGCCGCGGAATCCTGCGTTTGGGAGAACTGTGACTGTAGGCTTGCACCGAGGAAGCGCACCGCCTCCGGGCCTTCCATGCCCAGACGCTTGATGTTGCCGAGCATGGCCGGCAGGTACTTGGCCATGTCCTTGGGACCGAATGCGCCGATGTCACCCGCCGCCGCGACCTGGCCTAACATGGCGCCCATATCGGCCTGCTTCACCCCTGCCTCCTTGAAGGAGTTGATCAGAGTCGCAATGGTCTCGGGTTCCATGCCCTGGCCGTCGATCAGGTCGGCGATCTGCCCCGCGTAGCTCGCAGCGACATCCCAATCCACCCCTTTCTCAATCAGCGCCCCGACCGATCTTGCGAGCAGTTGCTGGCTCATACCCTTATCTGCCGCAACCTTGCTAATACTGGCTGCCAGTTTGGCTTCGTCGCCAGTACCAGCGGTGTGCGCCCACAACGACATTTGTCGGATCTGCGCCTGGTAGTCGCCGGAAACCTTGGTGGGAATCGCCAACGACGCCGTGAGCGCTGCCGCTTTGCCGAGGGAGTTTTTCATACCCTCTTTACCCTGCTGAATCTGCGTATGGCCCAGGGCCTTGAGTTCGGCCGCTCGCGCTACCTGCCCGAGGGATTGGTATTCCTTGCGCAGGTTACGGACCTCGATGCCCTGCTCTTTCAAGGTCTTGAGGTTGGACTCCAGTTTTCGCAACAGGCCATCGGCCGAAGCAGAGCCCGTGTCATGGGCTTTTTTCCATTCGTCCCGCAGACGCACCGTATCGCCGATGGTGCTCTGCAGGACGCGGGCCTTGGTGCCGGTCTCACCAAGCTTCTTGATGCGGCCTTCTACATCCTTGAAGGCAGCGCCGACAGTGGAGCTGACGACGCCACCAATGACCAGGCCGAGCGCCATGTTATTTGCCATGGGGTAACTCCGTGCAGAGATAGGTAGCTCAGTCCGTGAGCCACCAGATCATCGTGGAAAAAGGCATGGACTCGATTTCGCTGGCCGCGAAGGAGAACTCCGTCGCCAAGCGTTTCGCGACCTGCTTCTGCAGGGAGGCGTTAAACCCCGTCATCCTGCACCAGGCGAAAGTAGGCGGCTTGCAACCGCTGGTAGTCCGTCAGCTTGAGCCCCTCCAGATCCTTGGTGGTGGATTCAGACAGGTTGGCCAGGATGATGGTGTCGCGCTGATCGTCGTCGCCGTTGGAAGCAGACGTTGCCGCACGGACGTCGCTCACAGTGGGAGCGCGCAAGCTCAAACGGTCGACCTTCATATCGTTGATGTCATAAGGTTTGGACAGAGTGACGATTGCGCGCTCCAGATCAACGACCAGCCAGGCGGGCATTTCGTTTTCGTCGTCGGGGATGCCTGTATCCCGCAGCAACTGCCCGTAAGCAGCTTGCAAGCGTGCGTAGTCCGTCAGCTTGAGCCCATCAAGATCTTTAGTACTGGCATCAGAGAGCGAAGCGAGAATGGTCATTTCGCGCAGCACAGCGTCATCACCGCCAATAGCGTCAGAGGCGCGCACTTCACGCAACAGCGGAGCACGCAGAGTCAGCTGGTCAACCTTGCTGCCATTGATGTCGTATGGACGCGTCAAAGTGACCGCCGCGCTATCAGGACCAAGAACGAGCCAGGACGGAAGCTCTTTAAGCTTTATGAGTTTTTTCATCATGAGATACCTTTCCGTTACAAGCCCAGGTCACGACGAACGCTGGCAAGTTGATCCACACCGTTGATGACCCGCACGCAGTTAACCGGGTCGATTTCGTACATCAGCCGCCCGCCGACTTCGAGCTTGTAATAGCTGCAAGCCACGGCGTACTTGAACTCCGCAGAGTCACCTGGCTTCCAGTCCCCTCCATCAATCTCCTTGAGCATTCCTCGAATGGTCGCGATGACGCCCGTTGTCGCGCCTTTCTGCCCCTTGAAGGAACCTCGGAACACTGCGTTGAAAGCGGTCTGGTCGGCCAAGCCGTAAAACTTCATGGCTTCGACACGCACGCCTTTGCCGGCGAAACTGGCTTCGAGTTTCTCCATGCCCTGGTCCATCTCAATGGGGGCATCCATGCCAGCAGCGCGGAACTCATCGGTTTTCAAGGTTAATTTGGGGAGCGTCACCGTGGTGATATCCCCGGCGAAGCTGACGCCATCGATATGGGCAGTCATGTTGTAGAGCGTTTGCGGAACCATCTGAGGCTCTCCTTATGCGTTGGTATCGAGGACTTCGGTCAACCATTGGTTGGTGACCTCGACCCGGAAGTTGGGGTTTTCTGCCGGCGGCACGTCGGTAAACCGGATGTTCCAGTACACCTTGCCCTGCTCCAGCTGGCTGGCCGTGTTCAGCTCTGGGTCGGCAAACACCTCGAAGTTAATCACCGCCCCCTGGTTTTTCAGGTCACGCATAAATGCCTGCAGGCCGTTGGTCACGTCGCTGACATAGGTCTTAGTGATCGAGCGGTCCACCGCCCACTTATGGCCGTATAAAATCGCGTCCATGACGATATCCATGGTCCGCACGCGGGTGACGAACGCCCACTTCGGGTCGCTGGAGCAGGTGCGGTTGCCCCACAGCCGGTAGCCGTCATCACGAATGATGGTGGTGATTTGTGCGTTGTTGAGCAGGTTGGCCCGGCAGGTTTCGTCACCATCCAGAAACTCGATAGGGCGGCCGGTGCCAGTGATGCCGACAAACTCCTTGTTCGACGGCGAGGCCCAGAAACCGTATTCCGAATCGGTCCAGGCGAAGAGCCCGGCAACCCATGCTGAACTTGGTGCGTCGATGGTCGCGCTGAGTGCCGTGTCCCAGAACTTCACGCCAGGATCGACGAGGAACACCCGCTTGCTGCCGAAGTTTTCGCGGTATTCCATCGCCGCTTCATCGGTTGTGTTGGGACCATCAATGATCGCCATGGCGCGCAACTTATCGCTGAGAGCCACCAGCGCAGTCGCAGTCGCCAATGTAGCGGTGTGCTTCGGCGCCGCCAGCAAGCGAGGCTGTGCGTTGAACCGGCTCTTGCCATCCAGCAGCGCCTGCATGCCGGTGCGGGTGCCGTTCGCCAGGACGCCGCCAATGATGGCCGAGGTTTGCGCTGCAGCGTCTGCGAGCTTCTCCACGCCACAGGCGACGATGACCGCCTTAGAGCGAACATAGATGGCCTGAACCGCTTTGGTAATCGCCGCGTCCGCCCCCCATGCTGCGATGGCTTCGCTTTCGCGGGTGATGAGGATTAGCTGGTTGGGCAACGCACTGGCGTTGGGCCCTGGGACGAAAGTGTCACATAGACCGATGATTGACGATGAAGGAACCGCAATGGGCCGGGTGCCAGTGTCGACATTGGTCACAGTAACGCCGTGAAAAAATCCGCTTGCACTCATTGTGCAGTCTCCAAAAATAATGAAGCCCCGCAGATGCGAGGCTTCAATAGGTATGAAACAGATACGAACGCCTCGACTTTGCGAGGCGTTATTGGGATTGCATGACGACCCAATCAGGAGGCGAAGGTCTATGCTCAGCATTCGGAAATTCAGTAGCTACAGGCCAGTCACGAAGCGCCTGGACATAATCGAGTAGCTCGCCAGACTGTGTCGGCGTCAGGGTGGTAGGCCGCGCTGAATCGACTTCGTCACGATGTCGCTCCCGCAACCATTTAACTCGTTCAATTTCGCCATCTCGCCAAATACGCTCGGCAGCAACAAGGGCAGCTTGACGAAGATCATCATCCAACACCCAATCATGGCCGTCCCACCGATAACCATGTCCAGGAAACGGTTTTGAGGTGAATGTTTGGGGAAGGGGCCCCAACTCATCCCACTGTTCCGACCTCCCTGTTTCTATCTGGTAAACAGTACCTCGGTGATCAGGCACCAAGTGCCATATCTTGTCCCCTCCAGGTATATGAGCAATCGCAAAGCCCGGAACTGCGTCAGGGGGTGCGTCAGCAAACGCCATAGCAGGGATAAGCCAATTTCCATCATCCAATGGATCAGGATCAGCCTGTAATGGGCCAACATACTCGCCAGTCAATGGATGTGCTTGATACACCAGCAATGCTGAATCAGTCATGGTTTACCTCAATACTTAATGCACATAAGTCGAGCCGTACTACGTGGTCGAGCCTCACTTCCGCCAGAAGAAGAAGTCGCGTACTGAACTTGCCCAGGTGTCACACCTGCAATGCCGGTTGGACTTAAGCCGTAGTTGGTATTGTGTATAGCGCCGTAAAGGTGGTTATGGTCCTTGTTTTGAGAATCTTGCCAACTGCCTACAGACCTACCTGGATCAATGCCTCGGCCATCATCAGCACCTCGAATGAACTCGCCACGGCTGTCTGGCAAGTTAAATGTCGTACTCCCATCGCCAGCGCCATAAGTTGTTCCGATTGCGGCAAAGAGGTTTGCGTATGCCACTCGCGAAATCGCTGCGCCATTTTCCTTGAGGAAACCCGCAGGCACTCCAGGGCCAGCAAAGGCGATAGTAGTTCCAGGCGGAAGGATGAGATTCGGGTCAAGGTTGCCGGTGTGCCACAGCTTGCGTGTATTACCCCAAACACCATTTGAACGGCCGCCACGCACATAAATATCGGGTTCGATCAACCCCTGCCGAAAGCCAATTTGGCCGGCATAACCTGAGTTGCCATAAGGGATGTTCACCAAGCCGACATTATTCGCAAAGCCCGTTCCGCCATCACCGTAATAGTAAAAACCTCCAGGCAAACCAATGGTGTCAATCGCTGTCATTGGGGCAGCGGTCGCGCCCAAACCGTATTGACTTAGCGCTATAGCATCAGTAATGCCGTAGCCCGCAAGCGTAGTGGCTTTAGGCGCTTTTCCATTTAACGCCGTTAAAATAGTGGTTGAGAAATTGGGGTCGTTTCCTAAAGCCGCAGCCAGCTCCTTTAGCGTATCCAACGCCCCAGGCGCGCCGTCCATTACGGCTGTGATAGCGTCCTGCACGGCCTTTTGTACAAATGCTGTGTTAGCCAAAAGAGCGTTGTTCGATCCAGTGGGAGCCGTTGGACAACCAGGCGCCCCCGTAAATACTGGACTCGCCAAGGAAGCCTTTAGATTAAGCGCGCTATCGATCTGCCCCATGGTGTAAGCGTTAGCTATGCCATAACCAGCCAAGGTGGTGGCTTTGTTCGCTTTGGTCGCGGGATCGAAGTTTCCGGTGTGCCAGAGCTCACGAGTCGCCGTCCAGACATTGGCCGCTTTACCACCACGCACTAGAATTCTTGGCTCTGTATTGCCCTGTTCAAAACCGATTTGCCCGGCATAGGAATCTGCGCCGTAAGGGATGTTGACCAGGCCGAGATTATTGCCGAAAGTGCTCTGGCCGGCGCCAAAGTAATAAAAACCGCCGGGTAAACCAACGGTATCAATAGCAGCAGGAGGAGCCGTTGTACCGCCCAGGCCATGCTGGCCTCTTGCGATACCGTTAGTAATGCCGAAGCCCTCTAGCGTAGTCGGGTTCCTACCTGATAGAACCAAACCTCGCCTATCAGTGGTTACCTGAAACCAAGCGCCTGGTGTTTTATTCGATGGGAGTACCGCATCAATCGAAAGATCAACGTATTCACGGGTTGCCAGAACAATCGCGGGGTCAATTTTTAGAACAACATTTGTAATGCTGGAAATGATGAAATTCATCCGCACGATCTGCGTGCGACCAGATCCCTGAGACAAAAGCGACTTGTAGCTCGGCGCACAGTTGGCAACAGCGATCAGGTCGCCATCTGAATCATACAAACCAATTTCCCGCACCCACCAACCACCAACATCAGCCGGGATCACCTGTTCGGCGATCAAAACGGAGGGGTTAAGGGGATCAATCATTAGCTGATTGAGCGGCGCCCTGCGGCGCTCGTTGATCAGCTTCGTTTGCAGTCGATCCGGGATAGGATTTGTATCGTTCGCATCCCCCACTCCCATCTGTGCAATGTTCCATGGAATACCCAGCGCATCAGCGTTGGCCTGCTTCGCCTCGCCTACCCTGGTGAGGATGGCGAAGAATTGTGAATTAACGTCGATCATGGGTACACGTCCAGGGTGTCGATAGTGTGCTCACGTCCTGACGCGCCAATGTAGCCAGTGACATCAATGTCACGCTGCATGGGCGGATAGACGTTGATTACATCGCCTTCATAAACGGCGACACCAATGTTTAAAGCGCCTTGGGTTTCGAGGCTGATCGCCAAACCGGTTAGCTGACGGCTGACGGGCTTCGCGTCATCGACCAGCCGTTCCAGCTCCAGGTACATCTCTTCGGTAATACCGGTGTCCAGCACGCCGACCTTCAAAGCAAAGGTGCCAGGCACACCTCGCGGTACGGTCTGCCACCACTCGATCACCTCGATCAGGTAGCCCAACGGCTCCACCACGCGCCGGAGCGCGCCGATAGTGCCTTTGTGGGCATGCACGTAGAATGCGGAACGAATGGCCGAACGCTTGACCGCCTCAGTCCAGCCGCTGTCCCACCGGTCTACCGACCAGGTCCACGCTAGCCAGGGCAATAAGTGCGCTGGGCAAGTGTCCGGGTTGTACAAAGTACGTAGTGGAATCTCAGTGGTTTCAGCCAGCGCGGCCTCGATGGCCCGCTCCAGCTGGGTGCTGCTCAGGGGTAATAAACTGGTCATGTCAGCCTCCAAGGACCACGCTGTAGTCCGTGCAAAAGGCCGCCTGGAACTTGTTCGGCTTCAGATCACCCCAGCCGCGCAGCTCGACCCGACCGACGCCGCTGATGTGCAGCTGCGCATCGACACCGGATCGCGCCACCTCCAACGCCAAGCGCTTTCGTGGATTGATCCAGGCGGCGAGACGCTTGATCGCCTCGGCGAGGATGGCGTCGTTTTCCGGGCCGACGCCCTGCATGTGCAAAACGGCATCAATTCGATATTCGAGGATCTCCGCGCTCTGCACCGTGAGGCGGTCGCCAACCGGGCGGATGTCGTCGTCGCTGAGCTTGGCGAACACCTGGTCCAGCAACGCTTGATCAGCCCGGCCGTTGCCGTTGAGACTCAGCACGGTCACGACCACTTCAGCCGGTGACGGGCTTTCCGCCGTGGCATCGGCCACCAACGCCGAAGCGTTGCGAGCGTGGAAGATGTAGCTGTTTCGAGGGCCTGCAGTGGTGAGCCCCTCGTAGACCAACTGGATGCGCTCACGCAGGGCATCGTCCGACTCCCTGACCTCCTCAACCGGCGGTACCGAGAACAGGTTTTCCGGCTGGATGACCAGGCGCTTGAGCCTGACGTTGGTCGCAAGCTGGTCGAGGTCTTCCTTTTCGGCGTAGGCCAACATAAGGGCTTTGGCCGCATCATTGACTCGTGCCCTGTTTTGCATCTTGCCGTAGGCGCCCAACTCGACGAGCTTGACCACCGGATCGCTCTCCAAGGCCGCCGACCAGTTCTCTCCCATGTATCCGCGAAAGGCTGACAGCCCCTCTTCATACAACGCCTCGTAGTCCAGAGACTCCAGCACCTGCGGCGCCGGCAACGCCGATAAATCCACCGTGCTCATGCCGACACCTCAAGCAGTAGGCTTTCGCCTTGATATTCACCGGTTAATTTGAAGTCGATACGGCCGCCGACAATGGCGACGACCTGTACCTGTTCCAGCTTCAGCCGCGGTTCCCACCGCCCAAGCGAACGGGCCACTTCGGCCTGTACAGCGCTCTTCCAGCCAGCATTGACGGGCAGGTCGACAAAACGCCGTATCTGGCTGCCGTACTCTGGTCGCATCCGCCGGCTACCCACTGGCGTGGCGAGAATGTCCTCAATGGACTGCCGGAGATGGTCGAGACCGGACAACAGCATGCCGGTGCGACGATCCATTCCGATCATCAGGCTTACTCCTGTACCAGTTCCAAATCCGGATGGGCCTTGAGGAAGGCGAGCTGTTTATCAGTGCTGGCCGAAACACGACCCTTGGTCACGGATGCCGTGCTGCCATCGGGAAAGACCAACGTACGTGACGTGTAGAGCGTGTCGCGGAAAGTGCTGCCAATGACAATGGGCAGCTCAGTCTCGATAACGTCCTGGCTGTCAGGTTTGTTTCTACTCATGAAGGGATGCTCCAAAACGAAGAAACCCGCACGGGGCGGGTCGGAATCAGTGTTTGTGGTTGGGTGTATTACCGCCGACATCGATGACCTTGCCCGCACTATTAATGTCGCCGGTCGTTGTCAGCGGCCCGTCTACGGTTACCGTACCTACCAGGTTGATCTGCCCAGATACCAACCGCGTACCGCTGGGCGTCATCTCCAGAACTGAGCCACCCACCTTGACCGTGACGGTACCGGCCGGCAGATCGATGGTGTAGCTGTTGGCTTCCCAGTCGTAGACCAGGGAGCCACCATCGTCGAAACGCCAGACTTCTACGTGGTCTCGATTGTCCGGTTGCGCTCCAGTATTGCCGTACAGACCAGGAATGAACGTGCCCATCGCAGGCTCACCGCTTGGGCTGAACAACACGCCCTGCTCTTTCAGGCTTGGCACCCGCCAATGGCGCGCCTTGCCCGCAGCGAGGCTGTGCCAGCGCACCCAGGCGCTGGTCCATTCATCCGCCTGTACCCGAACCATGGCCGTGGACAGATCCACCGCCACCACCACACAAGGCATCAACATCGAGGCGATCATTCGATCATGCTGTGCGGAGGCGTAGCTCATAGCAGATCCTCCGGCTTGATGTATTTATGTTCATTGCCTGGCCCCGTGTCATCGTTGAAACCAAACACCAACGTGCCCGGCGGCTCATCCGGCCACGGCCATTCCTCAGCTCCCAGATAGATCGTTTGATCCCACTCCACCAGCCAGACGAAATAGCCATCCAGTTCAGGCTTGGTCCAGTCCTGGGTGGAGCGCACAAACTCGGCGCAGTTGACTTCCAGGCCCCAGCTTTGCGACCGCAACAGCACGGCCAGTTGCGCCGCCAACTGCACGGCCTGACGTTGCGGATCTGCACTGATCGAATCGACGACAATCCGCGCTTCGAACTTGCAGTTCAGCGATGTTTCACCGGTACCGATATCTGGCGCGGGCTCCATCTCGGCCATTTCCAACAACACCACAGGAGTAGGGATGGTGGTCTCTGCCGACAGATCCGGCCAGAAAGACACGGCCTGAATCCCCGGCAGATGCTCTTGCAGGTGCTGCTCGATAGCTTCATACAAGCGGTCGAGGCTGAAAGGCTGATCAGACACGGATGTTCCCCTTGAGGTACTTCTGCAATTCAAAGTTCAGCTCTTGCTTGAGGATCTCCAGCAAGCGCCCATCGGCGCGTTTCACCCAACTGTCGAAGTGCGGTCGCACCTGGTCCAACGAAACCTTGGCTTTCGCCAACGGGAAGCGGTTGTCGCTTTCCGCCACGAAACCCGAGCTGCGGCGGCCCTGCGTACTGCCGGGATAGTCCGTGGCGTTGAAATGCTTACTCGACGTGCGGATCCAGATGTCGGGGCTGCTGCCATACACCTGTTTGAAGAACGCGCCCTGGTAGCGCCTACCCGCCACAGAAACCCCGGCGCGAGATTGACGAGGCCGTCCAATGCGGCTGGCCTCGATAGCGTTGACACCGAACCACAACTTGCCGCGCATCGCCCCGCCGCTGACCGGGTAAGCCCGCAAGCGTTGCCGGACGGCGCCAATGGCAATCCGTTCCTGCTTGCCCACAGCACGAGCGATGTGGGTACGCAACCAACCTAACGTCTTGTTGATCGCACGGCGCTGGGCCGCTGCAGCAGCCTTGGGCACCAGTTGCCCAAACTCGCGCAAAGCCTGTGAATGCACCGCAGACGGCTGGATGTTGATCATCCCGCTATCGCGGTTCTGCTGCACATAGCTACCGACGCTCATGGACGTTTCCTCAAGATCAGTGCCACCAGCCCATTGCCATCGGGCGCCAGCTGCATCAGGTCGTAGTCACCGCCGCCGTCCAGACTTGGCAGATTGACGGTGACCCGCAGGCCCTGGCTCAGGCCGTCCGAATCCTTCACGCGGATCTCAAAGCGAGGCTCGCGTATGGCGGTGTGTACCTTGCCGAACGCCGGTTGCTTCCAGGGTGCAGAGAACATCCCCAGCACCGGCTCGGCGCGACCTTCGATCACAGCACTGTCGCCCAGGGTTTCAAAAACCACGTCGTCGATGTCGTCGATCAGATCGCGGAAGGCCACGATCACATCTCCAGCAGGATCTGCGCCCGAGGTCGCGTGCACAGGTGCAGCGGGTTGGACTGGGCTTCGCCGGCCACACCCTTGTTGAACGGCAGCGGCTCGATCTTGCTGTAGTACGGGATGCCCTGGGTGTTGACTGTTTCCATGTAGTCGGCCGGTGCGAAGGACGAGATGTACAGGTCAGGGACGCCCTCGGGGATCAGCAGCGCCTTGTCGTCGTGGACAAACGCAACACCAGCAACCTTGCCGCGATACCGCTCCCAGACGATCCCGCCGAACTCGAAGGCTTCACGGGCATCGCCACGCAGAGACGCGGCTTGCATGGTGTTGAGGTAAGTCTCTTTGACCGACTTGTGGACGATCAGCTTGTTCCAGAAGTTCTTGCCGCACATGGCGCGGGAGCCGCTGCTGGTGACGCTGCCGAGGGCTTCTTCCTGCATATCCAAGGCTTCACCGCATTTGATCCGCAGCTCGGTATCTGGGCTGTTCAAGCCCATTGGCAGCTTCTGGCGATTCACGCCGAAGGATTTATAAATATCCAACAGAACCGTCTTGCCATCGGCGTCCAGCACCTGCCCGTTCAACGCGCCCATGCGCTGGAATTCGTGGGTGGCATCCAGCTGTCGTCGGGCCTTTGCCAGGCGCTTGTTGACTACATCCTGCACGGCCTGCAGTTCGCTGCGGGTACCGAAGGCGCGGATGCCCTGGATCTCATCAGCCTTGATGGTGAAGCGCTCAGGGAGGTGCACGGTGTTGAAAGGAATCAACGTGCGCTTGGTCCCGCCAACCACCAGGCCCGAAGTGCCGCGCTCGCCCGATGGCACCAGGGCCAGGGTGTCGCCGTCTTTCTCGATCTGCACGGTCAACGTGCTGATACCCTCTTCGCGGAACAGGCCAAGGCTGCTGATACGGCCCGGCAGGTATTCCTGCTCATTGATTGCAGCAGTCAGCGAGGAGACGCTGAATGCATCGTCTTCAAAAATGGCGATATCGGCCATGAGGTACTCTCCAGAAACGAAAAATCCCGCACTCGGCGGGATGGTTAGATGAGGTGAAAGCCTTAGCGGACGATCACGAAATGGGCGGCCAGGGCCTTTTCGGCGGCGGGGTCGAGGCCGGTCAAGTGCGCTTCGCTGACCTCGGCCAGCCGCACAATGGCACGACCGCGCCGGGCCACATCGGACTCGCCCAGCGGCCCATACAGAATCGCGACGGCGTTTTCGGTACCGTCCTCGGCGGTGGGCTGGTACGGGGCAAACTCGCTGCTGGCGGTGACTAGGCCGAGGATCTGGCCCGGCTCCAGGGCTGGCCCGGCTGCGACGTTGATCGCTTCGCGGGAAATGTTGCCAGCGCCTTCGGACAGCAGGAACTCGCCTGCGTGCATCGATTCGATTTTCATGCTCTTGCTCCTTTCGAGGTTCCGTTCTGTGCCGCCTGACGCGTAGCCCAGATTGAGTGGGTATCGACCTGTTTGGCCTTAATGGTCGGTTCCGGATCGTTATCCAGCGGCAGGCTGTTGTTGATCTCAAAACCACCGCCGCTGCTGACCAGCTTGTCGAACAGCCGAGCACGAACTGCGCTTTCGTCCAGACCCGCCGAGATAAACTCAGCGGTCAGTTCCGGCAATCGTGCGGCTACACACAGACCATGCAGCGTTTTCGCGTTGGTCAGTGCTGCCGTAACTACCGCTTCGCTTTCCAGCCTGGTGGTGGCGAGCAGCGGCTCCACCAGGTTACTGATGCCGGCCGCCGCGCAACCCTTGGTGACCATAAGTGCCAGTCCAGCAGCGTCCAATACGGGAGCCGGTTCCGGTGGGTCGACAGGTTCAGGCGGTTCGACATCTGGCTCTTCATCCAACTGGGCGAGCAATTCAGCCGGGGCATGCTGGAAGCGCTGCAAGACACTGCCCTGGCCGAGACAGGCTTTGACCTTGAGGCCGTCGCCCACCTCATCTGCCAGGCCCAGCGCCACCGCCTCATTGGCAGTCAGCCAAGTCTCGGCGTTGACCATGCGCCGCAGCTCGGCCTCGTCAATGTCCGGTGCTTTGGACTTGTAGGCCGCGATGATCGCTTCCAGCGTCTGGTCCAACACATCAGCAACACGGCGGAAGTCTTCAGCGTCCCCCCCAGTGAATGTATAGGGGTTGTGGATCATCAACATGGCGTTGGCCGCAATCACCACCCGGTGAGCGCCGCACACCGCGACACTGGCCGCGCTAGCCGCCAAGGCATCAATGCGCCCGGTACAGCGATCGCCCAAGCGCGACAGCGCGTTGTGAATCGCCAGGCCGTCGAACAAGTCGCCACCGATGCTGTTGAACGCAACGATTACCGGCGACGCGCCGTCATCCATGGCACGCAGGTCCTGGACAAACTGATTAGCGCTGACACCCCAGGTGCCGATCTCGCCGTATACAAACACCTCAATAGTTTGCTGCTCGGCTTCACCGCTGGCCTGAAAGGTGTACCAACTCTTATCCGCGACTTTTACCTGCTTGCCAGCCTTGTCATAAATGCGCGGGATCGCTTTTTTACTCATGGTTGTTCCTTGTCATCTGTCGGCTCGATGGCATCAAGCGTGGTGTAGTTGAGGCCCAGATCCGTGGACCTAGCGAGGTCAGCGGCGTTTTCCGAGTCGATGGTTTCCGCGTCGTAGCCGTTGCGCAGACACATCTCACTGCGTGAACCGAAGCCCGCCTGCACTTCCATCCGCCGCGCCTGCACGTCCTGCACCGGCTGGATGTAGGCCCATCCTTGTGGCACCCAACGTGTACGCAGATATTCGCGTCGACGTTGCGCGTAGTCTTCCAGTACAAGGGCACCGGACAGCACCGCCATGTCCATCCAGGCGGCACGCACCGGGCGACACAGTTGATGCACGTAGACGCCGAATTGCAGCTGCTCCAGGCGCCGCCGAAACTCGTTGAGTACCACCCGCAGCGCCCGGTCATTGACCTCGCGCATGTCGCCCGTGAGGATCTCGTACGGCGTGCCCGAACCCGCTGCCGCAGCCATCAGTTGTTGACGCATGAAGTCCGGATAGTTGTTGCCGGCATCCGGTGGTTTGGAGAACTCCACCTCTTCACCTGGCCCCAGCTCCTGCATGGTGCCGGGCTCCAGGGCCACCATCGGTGTGAAGCCGTCGCGGTCGGTGGTCAGCAGTTGCCCCGTTACCGGGTCACGCGGTTGGTGCCCGCTGTCCGGCGCCGGTCGCTTGATGAAGCCAGCAAACAGGTTTGCCACCTCCTGGCGAAACAGCACCGCGTCATCGTAGTTGTCTAGGCTGCGCAGTCGTTTCAATACTGGTGCCAGACGCGGCACGCCCCGCAATTGCCCTGGCTCCATGGGTTCGAAGATGTGCAGCACCTGCGTCGCAGGCACCCGCACCAACTGGTTGTACCCGGCATTCAACGACGACGAATCGCGTGGATGCGAGAGGTACATCCAATACGCCACACGCTTACCGGCCGGATTGAACTCGATCCCGGCGCGGATGACGTTGCCGTTTTTGGCCGTTTCAAACTTGTCATGTGGGACAAACTCCGGGGCCAGCGCCTGCAGCTGCAGCGGCACCGCTAAACCTGCGCTCGGGCTGCGCGGCCGCAACCGCACAAAGCATTCACCAGCAGTTTCCACGGTACGCGCCACCAGGGCCTGCATGCCGTAGAAGTCGGTCAGCTCGTCCGCGTCCGCTTCATCCACCCAGTCATCCCACAGCTGCTGCTTGAGTTTGCGCAGTGCCGCGTCGTCCGTGGTCGGCCTGGGCGTAATGCCCGTGCCGATCAGGTTGCTGACGCGCTTGTCGATGACGTTGAACGCGTATGGGTCGTTACGTACTGCCGCCCGCGAGCGGGCCCGCAGGTTGCGCAGGGCCGGGGTGTTGATGCTGTTGATGCCGTTGTCGGTGGCTTCCCAACTGGCCGAACGTCGGCCCTCTCCGGCGCCTTCGTAACTGGCCTTGATGTTCGACGGCAGCAAGAATCCATTACGGGTCAGCGTCGGATAATGTCGGGCCATTAGAGTCCTTTGCCTCCATGCATGAGCCGAACCACGCGAGAGCGCGGCCCGGAGGCGTTGGTCAGCGACGTGCGAATCTCGTCGCGAGCCTTGAGCAGTTCGTCGATGGAGCGGTATTCCACCGTGCGGTCGCTGTAGCGCACGGTCTTTTCACCGCGTGCGATGGCGCGCTCGATGGCTTCGAGGTGCTTCGGAGTAAACGACATATCAGCGTCTCTTCAGGTAGCCACTGGTGGAGCTGCGGCGTTGTGGGGGTGCAGCGGGTCGTGGTTGGGCGACCTGGGCAATGGGTTGCGGCGCCACTTGCGGTGTCGCGCTAGCCTGCTCGGCGACCGTTACACGCTCAGCAGCGACCACCTTTTCATCGAACAAACCGGCTTGTGCCAGCGAGTTCCGTACCCGGTCCCAGTCGTGTTCCTGATACCGGTTGATGCCGAGGTAATGCGCCATCGCCAGGCAATACACCATCAGGTCGAGGGCTTCGTTGCGTTCGGCCTTGCCCTTGATCCACTCGATCCGCTTGTGGCCTCGGACGTACTTGGCGACCTTGCGCTCGGCCACGCACTGGGCGAAGAACTCGTCCGGCAGGTCGTTGGCAAAGTGCAGCGCACCTGGGCCGGACTCGAACGGGTAACGGTTGTAGATCCAGTCTTTTGCGGTGTCGGTACCGACAAACCACAGCTCGGCGCCGCCGCGTTCGGTCTGGCCCTTCCAGGTCACATCAACCATGGACGGCCGCTGAGCGATCACCGGCTTACCGGGTTTGCTCGCGCCCTTGATGGCGAAGATGTTGCGCCAGCGCCGCACGCGGCAGAACTGATAGACCTCGTCGGTGTGGTGGCCGCCGGAATCGACGGCGACCGCGAGAATGCCCAGGCCGACGCCACACGGATGCCGGTACCGCTCTTTCAGCAGGTCATCCAGTACCGCCCAGGTGCGTTCATCCGACGGGTCGCCCGCGATCACCCTGTGGTCGATGACCCAGCGCTCCATGCCGACGCCCCAGCCCATTGCCATGAACTCCAGGCGGTCGGCCTGTACGTCGACGGCGCCCGTGATCATCATTACGGCGGCGGGCATCTCACCGAGGGAAAACCCTTCCCGGCGCGCCCGCTCAATCAGTACCGATGCCTTGGTCTGCTCTTGCGCGCTGTCCCACACCTTAGCCAGGCGGGTGTTGTAGAACACCTGCATAGGCTCAAGGTCGCCTTTGGCTTGAGCCTTTTTCGCCTTCTCGAATTGCTTCGCCAGCGACTTCCAGCCCGTCCAACCCAGCGGTGAATACAGCGCGTTGAGGTGGAAGCCGACCGTCTCGCCATCGCCCTTGGCATGGGCACGCCATTCACCACGGGCGAGCATGTCGCCCTTGTGGTGCTCCTCGATCAGCACGTCGCAGTCAGGCCCGGCGCACTCGTAGTGCACCACGCTGAAGTCCTGGGAGTAATGCAGCCGCTCCCACTCCAGGGTTTGCATGTGCCCGCAGGTTGGGCACGGCACGTAGTAGTAACGCTGGTCGCTACCCTCGAACAGATCGTCGATACGCGAGGCGCCCTTGATCGTCGGCGAACTGGAAAAGTAGAACTTGGCATTGCGGCCGAAGGTACTGCCCCGCGTCTCAGCCAGCTCGATGGGGTCGCCCTCTTCGCCAACGTCGACTTCCCAGCGGTCGATCTCATCGCCGTACACGTAGCGCGCCGACAGCTCGGCCAAGTTGGCCGCAGAACCTGCGGTGGTGACGTACAGCGAGCCGCCTTCGAACTCCTTGGTGTCCATGGTGTTGCGCGAGTCCCGCGAGCGGCTCGCCGCCACACGTTCGCGCAGCACCGGGGTGGCCTTGATGGTCTTGCCGATCCGCGACGATACCCGCTTTGCCAGGCCTAGGCTGGGCAGCAGCGTGAGGATGTTCGACGGTACCATGTGGATCAGCGCACCGATCCAGTTCAAGGCGATCTGGGTTTTCATCAGTTGCGAGGCGACCATGGTCACTACGCGCTTGCACGGGTGAGCCGGTGACAGGCACCGCATCGGCTCGCGTGCGTAGGGTGTTCGCACGGTGCGATATTTCCCTGGCTCGGCGGCGCCGGTATCACGCGGGATGCGCATGTACTCGTCGGCCCACTCGTCCACCCAGAGGCTGGGGTCTGGACGCAGCCCACGGAAATACGCCTCACGGTACACCTCAGCGCCGTCAGGTTTTTCCGTCTGCATGGGTTAACTCGTAGTGATCAGATCGCGTTCAAGGTCAGCCGAAGACATGCGCTCGGCCTCTTCCAGAGACAGCCGTAGCGCCTTAGTCAGGTGCTGCTCAATTTCCCAAGGGTCGGACATCGCCGCCAATTCAGGGGCCAGTTGCGGGGGCATGCTGAGCAGTTGATCGCGCAGCATGCGTCCGGCGTTGTAGGCCCCGGTGGTGACCGCCTTCATATCCACCAGCGAGCCTTGCACCTTGTGAAACTCGGCCTCGGCCAACTGGGCCAGATAGTACTCGCGGTGTGCGCGGGCTTTCTGGAAGTCGGGTTGCCCGCTCTTCGCGCCAGCAGGCTGCGGCGGCGCAGCCATGTTAGTCGGCTCGACCATCGGGGACAGTTGGCTGTAAACGTCACGCTGAAGCCGATCTTGCTGGTGGCGAGCCGCAACGGCGGCCTTGCTGGGGTCGGCGGTTTCGAAGATCAGCGCTTCTGTTGCCAGCACGTCGACCTTCTTGCCATCCGGCGACAGCACCAGGCGGTTGTTGTCTTTCAGCCAGGTGATGTAACTCGGCGTCCTGCCGATGCGAACCGCGAAAGCGCTTTTAGACAGGAACAGTGGATCCGTCATAAGCCCTCCTTTTCAACGGCTTTTCAATGGAAACCTTTCAATTTCAATGGATTGAATTTCAGTAAGCTGGCAGCCCAGCCGCTAACGCTTTCCCGCGGGTTTCATGCCCCGTGTCCCTCGAATGTCGCCAGGGTCCCAGGCGATTTTTCGGCGCTTCGTTTTGGCAAGACACGCTACAGACCACGTATTCCGTGGTCTCCAGCGAATCACGCCTGACCACCGCCGGAGGGCGGCACATCGCACACGCCCAACCGCTTGGCTGCCCAGCGTTCGTACAGGCCGATGGCGACATCGGCGCCGGCCATCGCGGTGAGGCATCCGATGCTCCCTGCCGCCAGGACCGACATGCCCGAAGCGTGCAGCAACATCATGGTGGAAAGCCCGCAGACCACGCAGGCCCCGGACCGAAGGAGCAAGCGGCGTATCAAGGACCAGCCGCTTACCCCCGCTTTGTCGGCGCGCCATGCCTCGCCGGATATGCCGCCGACCAGGGACAGTACGATCACCATCCAGATCGGCATATCAATAAGCGCTTGCTGCTCGTTCGTCATCGCCCTACCCCATAAACGCAAAAACCCGGCGCAATGGCCGGGTTCAGTGTGGTGGTGTGTCCCGCTGCTTGCGGTCGCACCTATCGAAGATGGGTACTTTTTACAGGTGGATTCCGGTGGCAGCAAGGGAGTTTTAATGCCATGGCGCAATAGGGGTGCAATACAGGTATGACGCAGGTGCAACGCAGGGATAACGCACTCAATCGGCTATCGCTTCTGGTGCCCTGTCTACTTGTCCCACTATTCTGGATCGAAGTAGGACAGCTACAGGCGCCCAAATACGGAGCTCTGCCCTACTGTCCTACCTTTTTTACTTTTCTCTTGTGTATAGAGAGAAAGTTAAAAGCACGCGTGCGCGCCATGGGCGCGACTACGTGCCCGCTATGCTCATGTGTGCGTGGGGCGGGTAAAGGTTGGACAGTAGGACAGCCCAGCAACGGCGCGGCCTGCGCCTGTCCAACTGCGCCAGATGGCAGTCGGACAAAGCAGGACAGTAGGACAGAGGCACGCGGAGTGATGCCGAGGATCATGCAGCCTTCCCCATCAGCATCCCTGCGATGTGCAGGTGTGCCTCATGGAGCCGCTGGTAATAGGTATCCCGACTGCATCCGCAGTGGGTGTACTTCTGCGACAGGAAGCTTTCGTGGTTGCAGTAGTGCTCGCGTACGACAAGCGACAGCTGCGGCGGCAAGTGCTTGTTGACGATCAGCTCAATGTCGGCCGATTCATCCAGCAGCACCCGACTACCCCGCGTGCCACGTATCAACTCTCCTTTGCACTCCATCAGCATGGCGATCATGTTGCCGCCACTCGGCCCGCCAGAACCGTCCGGCACAGGCGAATGCAGATCCTGCGCCCAAAGTTTGAGCATCTCGTCGATTCGCTTAATCATCGAAACAAGGCTCCTCGATCACCGCCTGCTGCAACGCAGACGCTCGCCCCCAGCCCGCAGGCTTTTCATAGGCCCATGGCCTCACTCCGCTTTTTGGCAGCGCGGGCATACGCCGCTTGCGCCATCCCAGCCGGTGCATGATCGCCCCGACCCGCATCTGCTCGGGCTTGCCCCAATGGCCGAAGTCCAGCTTCAGCGCCTGGGTCAGGATCTCGTTGCCGGTAGCGGTTTCCCCGATCTGCGACTCCTCCATCCAGGCCAGGATTGGCCCTTCCCACTCATCCACCACAAAGCGCTCGTCTTGAGCCTCGGCGAACATCTTGGATTCGTCCTTGTTCACCCACCAGATATCGCCCGCCTCAAAGCAAAACAGCGCCTCGGCCCACAGCTGATCGCGGATCTCGCGCAGTTGCTCAAGATCGACCTTGTTGCAGAACACCGGCCAGTAACGACGGTTGCCCGTGGCGTCCTTGAGGTACTCCTCTTGGTTGGTGGTGCCCACGAAAACACACTGGCGTGGCACGTCATTCGTTCTGCGGCCGTAGCTCTCGCGGTAGGTGTCGGTGGACGCAGAGAAGAACTGTTTGGCCTTGGTGCTTTCAGCCTTGTTGAAACTGTCCAGTTCCCCCAGTTCGACGATCCATTTGCCGCGAATCGCCTGGAAGCTGTCCTTGTCGCCGAGGGCAAATGGCGTATCCATGAACCACTCGCCACCGAGCACGCCCATGGCCGTGGACTTACCGGCGCCCTGCCCGCCTTCGAGGATCATCACCGAGTCTGCCTTGCAGCCTGGACGCATCACACGGGCAACCGCTGAGATGAGCCAGCGCTTACCGACCTTGGCCGAGTACTCACTGGCCTGGACGCCCAGCACGTCGGTCAGCCAGGTTTCAATGCGTGGCACGCGATCCCATTCCAGCTTCTCCAGGTACTCACGCACCGGGTGGAAAGCGTGGTCGTGGGCAACCACGCTGACCGCCTCGATCACATGGGAGGCTTTGACACGCAGGTTGTATTGCTGCGCGAGCCACTTCATCACTCGCATGTCGTCAATGTCGGCCCAGTCGCCGGCACCGCCGCCGAAGGGCGCAGACCGCAGCTTGACGATCTTGGAGCTGAACACGCTGTAGCCGATGACGCCGGCCCAGCGTTCGTCATTGCCCAGGATCAGTTCAACGTTTTGCATGTGCGCGATCAAAGAACCATTTTCGGTGCGGGCTAGTTGGTCCTTCCAGCCACCCGCTGCAGGAGGCTTGACCACCGCAAGCACCTGGCGGCGGACGGCCTCCAACCCCTCGGCGACGTGCAAGTCGTTAAAGTCCGTCCACTTAATCTCGCGCTCACCGGAGAACACCGGGGCGACGACTTGACCTCCGACAACCAGCGCGGCGTTGTTGGCTTTCTCTTCACCAGGGTTCCAAGGGTCACCGTTGGGGCGCTTGGTTTTCCAGTCGTCATCGCGACAGATGATCAGCGGGCAGCCGGGGAAGCGCTCGCGCATTGCCTTGGAGACTGGCAGCAGGTTACCCGCGTCGAAGGCGATAGCAACAGTGAGCGACGTCGCCATGTGCAGGCTTGCGCCTGTGGCGTAGCCCTCACACACCAGCACCGGTTCGCCGGGCTCTGGGTGAGGGCCGATCAGGTGGAAAGCGCCCTCTTTTGACATACCGGGCGGCCAGTACTGCTTATCCCGCCCAGTGTCTTCTTGCTTGGCTGGGAAGATCACCTGCAGGCCGACAATCTGGTCGCGGACGTTGCACATGGGCACCAAAAATGCGCCAGTACGTGGCGCATAGCGAACCTTGAAGCCGACGATCTGTTTTCGATCCAGATAGGCGCTCTTACCCTTTTCGGGCATGCGCTTGAACAGGCCGGCAGCACGGTTGGCCGCTCGGCGTGATGCGTTGGCCGCGATCTCGGCAGCCTTACGCTTGGCATCCTCCTGCCGAGCGCGCATGACTTCGCGCTCCTCGGGGCTCATACGTCCGGGTTTAACTTTGATCTTCTGGGTATCGCCAGAGCGCCAGTCACCGAAGCTGCCGAAGATCAGCGTCTCGTTCTTTTCAGTGCGGTGTTCGTGAATGACGTACCAGCCGTTTTTTTCCTTGCCTTTGTCCTGGGTAGTTTTGCAGCGGGTAAGCTTGCCAAATACCAAGGGTTGAGCGGGCTCAAGACCATAGTCCGCGAACTGATTGATCACATCATCGAGCATAACGGGCAGCCCTCTGATCATCGACGGTCTTGCACTCAATGCAGAGCGTGCAACCGGGCTGTGCCAAACGACGGGCCTCTGGGATAGGGCCGTCGCATTCTTCACAGAACATCAGGGAATGCTGAGCCGTGTTGGACATCAGCGCCAGGCGTGCAGCGACGGCTTGATCGATGCGCTCTTGCACCAGATCATTTGCGAAGTCAGCGATATCAGCCACGTTCCACCCCACAAGTCGTCTGATTGACGTAGCGGGCGCGGTTATACATGCCTAACAACCCCTGAATGCCTCGAAACACCAACTGGCGTATCTCAGCCAGCTCACGGTCATCGACCTTGCCGTCGCCAATGTGCTTGGCCCAGGTTTCGGACAAATCAGCAACCTGCCGGAAAAACATGGCGATACCCGTGGTAAGGGTCTCAGGCATGTCATTGGTATACGCCTCAGCCAGTTCCTGCCAGATCGTGTCGCCGACAAGGGCGTGCACCGCATCGAGAATGCGGCGGTCCTTGGTCAGTTCGAGGATCTCGCCGAACTCCTGGATGTTGACGGTGTGCGAGGGATGGGTGGGAGACAACTTGTGTTGCAACGTGGTGGCATTGCGGCCGGTGGTGGCGGCGATTGCGGCGGCACCGCCGGGATAGTCCCGTGCGGCGTGGTACAAGGCTAATTCGAGCGTCAGTACTTCCTTTTGCGCTCGATCAACACAGCTTAAAGCTACTCGGCTCATGGCATTAATCCTACTAAGTTGCCAGTGCCCCGCGACGTGTAGTGGTGATACATTTGCCGCGTGGCTTGAAAGGGCCCAAACGCCGGCAAGATCTAGGGATCGAAACCGGCACCGTGCCGAGGCGAACAATCCGTTGCTCTCCTCTGGCGCAACAGCTGCCTAATCTGTGGTGGAAAAGGCAGCAACCCAAGACATCCGTGTCTTGGCAGCGCGATAAAGGGAGGTGGTTTGCATGTGGTGTGCCCTCCTACCTTCGTCGCGACCCGACAGCACTGTGGTGGTGTGTGCCGGGAGAAACTGGGCGGCCCTAGGGTCGCCTTTTTTCTATCTACGCTGCAGCTTTCTGCGGGGCCGATGCGTTGAGCAACCAGGCAGCGTCAAACGCGTTGCCCTTTTGCTCAGCGGCGGTCGCTAAGAGTTTTGCGTAGTGGGTTTCACCGGTGTAATCGGTGCGTGGAAGGCTGGCAGCCAAGCGCCATTTATTGAGTGCTTGGTAACTCCTGTCACATACCTTGGCGGCGGCTCCGATGCCGCCTACTGCTTCAAATGCGAACGCGATGGCGTTCGGAAAATCTGCGGGGTCCAACATGGCAACCTCCATTTATCAACTCGCGGTTGATATTAACATCAACTGACTATTGCGCAAGCCCTATGAGAGTATCAACTCATGGTTGATAAGAATGAGCTACGGGCAGCTTTCACGGCGCGCCTTCACGAAGCACTCGACGATGCCGGTGTACGCACCCGGGGGCGTGGGGTGGATATTCATAAGCATTTGGTAGCGGTAGGGGCTGAAAAAAGCACTCAGGCCATCAGTAAATGGCTGAATGGGGAGTCAATACCTGAGGCTGACAGCATGGTTGTGCTGTGTTCATGGTTGAAGGTGCGAAGGGAGTGGCTGGAGTACGGCGTACTGCCGAAAGAGCAAACCGGCGATAGTAATGTCCGTCAGTTCGGAGCTGTGGGCGAAAGTAATGTCCGTGAGGTAACTCGGCAGTTTGGAAAAGTCCCGCTGATTTCGTGGGTGCAGGCAGGTGCATGGTGCGAGTCGAATTTTGAGCAACATGACGATGAATCGTGGCTATCCTGCCCCGTGCCTATCAGTGAAAGTGGTTATGCGCTAAGAGTGCTTGGGGACTCCATGACGAATCCTGGGCCAGGTCGTAGCTACCCAACGGGATGCATTATTTTTGTTGATCCAGAGGCCGAAACAAAAACAGGAGATAGAGTAATTGCGAGAGTTCCACGAACTAATGAAGCCACATTTAAAATATTAGTTGAAGATGCTGGCCGGCAGTTTCTGAGACCAATAAATCCGCAATATCCAATCATTGATATTACGGAGGAAACTCATATTTGCGGAAAAGTGGTCGGATCTTTTATTCCTGAGTGAGCTGATTTATATTTCGAATTTGCCTTGCATAGTATCGTCCTTCAACGCTCCTCCATGAAAAACCATTTTGAAAATAGTGAAGAGCATGAGCATAAAGAGCGTCAACAGACACGCTCGCTTTACGGCCAAAATCCCTAATTTTCTTATTCACAAATCTTAACACTGCGGACTGTAGGAAATGCCCTCTCATTAGCAGCACTACTGGAACACTCTCAATTAATTTGTAGTCGTCATCAGTGCATACAATGCCATGGTCCATGTGTAGCCTCTCCAAGTGTTGGTTCAGGCTTAAATGATCAATCTCTTCAGAGGTTCTACTCATCATAAATTTTTGGCAATGCCCCGCCCCAACATCAATCTCAAGCCCTTTTCTAAAATTCACAAAATCAAGGTGAAATAGCGGACCAACGAGATCTGAAAACCGTCCCAACCAGCTATCTACGTCTTTAAGACAGTCGATATCTTTCTTCGACCAAAAACCAATAACAGATGATATAAGATCCGACTTGTAAATAGTATTTTCTATTGAATAACCAAAAGTATATAGGACTCTTGGATGACGGACGAACCCAGGAACATACCTTGTATAATCTGAATCTTGAGCCACCAGACAGGTTAGATCCCCACCTTTAACCTTATCGACATAAGGTTGTAACTCATTAACTCCGCCAACCGGTCGTATATCAACAGTAAGGTTAGAGCATTTTTCGAACACCGTTCGCCAAAAGAGCACATCATCGTCGCCCTCTACAAACAAAATATGATCGCACTCCATAAAAGCATCAAGTGCATTCAAAGCATCATCAGAATACTCAAGCGCTGACACGGAGTATTGCTCCCATATTTATAATGTCCTTCTTATATTTACCAGCAACTTCAGGAGAATGGGTTGCAACGATAATTTGGGCGTTGGGATTTAGCTCTCGAATAGCAGGGATAATATTTCTCTGCCATTCAATGTGAAGAGATAACTCTGGCTCATCAGCCAAAAAAACATAAGGTTTCTGTCTCTGGAGCAGAGCCTCTACAAAAAGAATAATCAATTGCTTTTCGCCAGATGACAAACGCTCAACAGGAATTCTTGCATCAGATCCTGACTCAAGAACGTTTACACGGTAAATTGCTAACTTCCCAGAACTATCAATCCTGAAATCCTTACCAACTATAAACTTCGATAAAAGCTGAAGAAAACTATTTGCATGACTATATAGCTCTTTAGTCTTTTTCTCGGCCTTCAAAGACATATTAAAAACGTTGTGAACTCTTTCCGCAGCGTCAAGCGCCTCAAGATCGATCGAATTCCAATCAGGAGGATCTACTCGATACAAACTAACAGCTTCTTTAACCAATCCTAAATGCTCATTAATCCGCTTATTAACTTCGGAATCCAATATGCCTAAATTCTTATAAACCGAGATGAGATCTTTTCTTTGTCTATCCTCGTCAAAATCAGAAGCAAAAACATTTCTAACTTTTTCTTCACGGCGGTAGAGTAGAGAAGTCAAAACTTCCTTCTGCAAACCTACAGATATATTACGAGAGGCCTGAGATAATTCCAATTGATACTCAGTCAACCCCCTCATTAAACTTTCGAGATGCAAATCTACCGGACCTAGGATGCGCTTCCTTTCTTTCAAATCTACATCAAGGCTGGCGCGCAGCCTATAAACGGACAACGAAGCGACGCACACTATTTCACTTAGGGCTTCCTGAACGCCAGATATGAGATCTAACGCCCTTCTGCGCGCCATACTCCCATATCTAACCTCCTCCCCAAAAACCAATGGGAAAGCATAGGAGTTTCGTGAGACATTATAATGAATAGAAAAAAAGTTTTCCTGCAACTCCTTCTTAACCTTGACAGTTTTTGTGTGCTTCCCTTTGCGCAACTTTATAACAACCTGCTTGAATTCATTTTCTTCAAGAGCTATAGGATCAACATTAAGAACGGCGCTTAGCACATTCATAAAAGTAGTTTTACCGGTACCATTTTTCCCGATAATAATATTTACATCACCACCGAATGTAGTAGAGGCCGTAAAATCTTGCCAAAACCCATCAATGGAAACTTCTGCAATTTTATACATCCAAAATCCCTTTCCAATGTGCAGTTTTATCACTACATGATGATTCATATTTATAGTGGCGGAATGCTAGCTCGAGTGAGCACGGATGTCATGGAAAAACCTCTCGGACGTGAAAAATCAACCAATAGTTGACACAAAACAACCATTGGTTGATATTTGCTTCACTCTTCCACCACAGAGCGATGCAAAACCATGCACACCACAGCTACCCTGCACGTCCACCCGACCGCTGCTAATCCCTCCCGCATCTTTGAAATCCGCCGCCTGGCGCAAGACCTTGGCTGCAAATTCATCGTGTCCAAACCTAAGCCGAAAGAACGCAACGCGCCCTGCCCGTTCGATCCAAACGGCGGAGGGCACGCGGCATGAGCAAGTACAAACTCGACAACCGTACCCTTACCCTGCTCAAGGCCCAGGTAAACCTGACCGAAACCTTCAACCACCTGCTGCGTGCCGAAGTTCAGCGTGAGGCCCTAGCCTTCCGCCTGAAAGTTGAGCGCCGCAAAGCCGACACACACTTCACTGTTGAGCTGGGAAGCGAACGCCACACGCTGACCCTGACCAACAGCAAGAAAATGCACCTTAAGCTTGCGGATTTCATCGAGGAGATCGTCAACGGGCCCGCCGACCCAAGCGGTGCGTCGTCTATACCGCACGCAGACCGCCGCTACGGCGTGTTCAAAACTGAACACAAGCAGCGCGTGTTCGATCTGGTGCAAACCGGCGGCGCGCTGACGCTCGATATGGGATTTGAGCAACCTATCAACCTGGCAATCCATCGCAACAAAACACGCACTGGCATCACCACCATCATGAGCATCGGTGTCAAGAAGCCATTCAGCAAGTGCTTCACGGTGTGCGGCAGTGACGTGGAGATCTACTCCATGGTGGCCGAATCCATCACCCACCTGGCAGCCGTGGCGACTCCAGCCGCGCATGCAGCCTAGGAGGCCGAAATGGAACGTAGCCTGGATAAAGCCGCCAAGTACTTCGGCCTCACCCGCCCAAAGCTGATCGCGCTGATGCGTGAGAAGGGCTTGCTCACTGAGCGCAACCTTCCGGCGTTCCCTGTACGGGACCGGGAATACCTGCGGATCAAGAACGGCAACTGGTACCACGAGACGGCCGGAATGCAATACAGCCAGTCGACGAAGGTACGGCAAGCCGGCATGCCCTGGCTGGCAAGTCAGCTGGGCCTCGAACTGCCAGCCATCCCGGCAGACAACCGTGACGTGGCCTAGGGAGTACGCCCGCCAGATCGTCGCCATGCACACACGCGAGAAGCGCAATGCCGCGCTCCTCGAAGTGCCGGAGCATCTGCGGGAGCTGACCAAACGCCACTGCCTGAATGCCTGGAGTCACCCCTCACGACTAAAACGCAAGGAGGCCGCTGCCCATGAGCAACAACAGTCAAACACCGCTACGGCTGCAACCCGCGCCGGATAGCGCAACCGTCGAGATGCTGCACCAACTCTTCGGCGACGTGCTTATCCCCCTGGAAAAGCTGCGCGTGCATTACTTCAAGAACCTCAACGAGAAGACCTTCACCGAGGCGATCAACAGCGGGCGTATTCAACTTCCGGTGACAACCTTGGACCACAGCGTCAAGGCTATCCGGTATGCCCACATCAAACACGTCGCAGCACTGATCGACATCCGCGCTTACCGAGCGGACGAAGACATGCCCCGGCCACAAAACGATTCAACCGAGCAAGACCAGTAACCCAGACGGCTGCCACCACCAGCCACGAAACTACCAGGAGCACACCACATGACTGCAATTCAAATTTGCGCACTGATCAGCATCGTAATCGCCGCCGGTATCCTCTATTGGGTCGGGTATCGAGGCGGCCTCACTGACGGCAAAAATGATGGCTACGAAGAAGGCTATTCCGACGGCTACGTCTTGGGCCGGGACGAAGCTTCAGCCGCATACGCAGCCTCTATCAAAGCAATGTCAGATCAATGCATGCGAACTGAACTCCTATTGAGCCGGGAACCGCAAGACCGTTACACACTTCTCGCCATTGCCGAAAAGCTGAAGCTCGCCGCAGACACTTTCCGCGCCGTTAGATCCGAAAGCCAAGCAACTCAGGCACTTGCCCTACGTGAAAAAGCACTGAACATGGCTGCGCTGATGGATCGTTTCGAACTGAAGGGGGAAGCCGCATGAACTGGATCCTCACCTCCACTGGCAAGCGCTTCGATCTGTTCGAGCCCGACGCCGACATGATCGACCCACGGGACATCTCGCACTCGCTGGCCCACCTGTGCCGCTTCAACGGCCACACCCTCGAGTTCTACAGCGTGGCCCAACACAGCTGCATCGTCGCCGAGCAGGTGCCGGAAGAGTACAAGCTCGCGGCCTTGCTCCACGATGCCGCCGAGGCGTACGTGGGTGACATGACTCGGCCACTCAAGCAGTGGATTAGCGCTTACCAGCACTTCGAGGACTGCATCTGGTGGCGCATTTGCGAGCGGTTCGACATCGCTCCAAAACTCCCCGCCTGCATCTACAAGGCCGACTTGATTGCGCTGGCGACCGAACGCCGAGACCTCATGCCAACCGATCCGGCTATCTGGGATTGCTTGGTCGGCATCGAACCCATGGCCGAAACCATCCGCCCTTGGCCTGCAGCAGAAGCTCGACTTACCTATCACCAGCGCCTGATGGACCAACTCGCTATCGAACACCGGAGGAAAGCGGCATGAAGAACCACCAGGACAACACCAACGCCCTGCCCGCTTTGCTCCGCATAGCCAATGGTGGCGACACGCTAGAAACAAACAGTCTCTGCTGCGCAGCAGCAGGCATTACTGCTCCTTCCAGCGCCACTGCCGAGGCATATGTACCCCACGAAAAGCTGCGCGGGGCAGCGCTCGCTGATGCAACGCTAAACGCTCAGGAACGCCCGCTCGCGCAGCCTGCCGTGGGGTATACGCATCATTCACGCACTAGAACTTTAGAAACTGAAATTTTCTCGGACGAAGAACTGGCCGACCTTACTGGATACAAGCAGCGAGCCCATCAACGGAGATGGCTCAACGACCGCAATTGGGTATTCGTTGAGAGCCGTGGTGGCCGCCCATTGGTCGGACGCATGTACGCTCGCATGAAGCTTGGCATGACCAATCCAACGTCTGCAGAGCAGAGCACACCGCCGCCGCGACCAGCTTGGACACCTGACTTCTCCAGGGTGAACTGAGATGCGACCTCGAAACACTGAGAACAGGGACTTACCGCCGGGAATGGTGCGGAGAAAGCGCCCTCGCAAGAACGGTAAAGTGTGGGTTGGTTATTACTACAGAGACTCAACGGGTAAGGAAATCCCGCTTGGGGGAGACTTGAGCAAAGCCCGATTGAAGTGGGCAGAGCTTGAGTCCAAGGAAAAGCCAGCCGATCTGACGATGATGAAGGGGATCTTTGATCGATACGTTCGCGACGTCATTCCGAAAAAAGGCGAGCGTACCCAGAAGGATAACCTAGCCGAGCTCAAACAATTGCGGCCCATGTTTGACGGGGCGCCCATCGACTCAATCACACCAGCCAATATCGCCGGATACCGCGACGCCCGTACAGCCAAGGTACGGGCCAATAGGGAGATCGCCCTACTCTCCCACGTGTTCAACATGGCGCGGGAATGGGGCCTGACCGAGCGGGAGAATCCGTGCCAGGGCATCCGCAAGAACAAGGAAACGCCACGTGATTACTATGCCAACGCCGCGGTTTGGGATGCGGTCTACGGGATGGCTGAGCCGGAACTCAAGGAAGCCATGGACCTGGGCTACCTGACAGGCCAGCGGCCAGCAGACGTGATCGCCATGCGCAGGGACGACATTGAGGGCGATTACTTCTTGGTCACGCAAGGCAAGACAGGGCTTAAGCTTAGGATCCTGATGTACACAGAGGAGGGAGAAAACAGCTTGGGCAGGTTGATTCGGGAAATTACGGAGAGGAATGCCGGCCACGTCTCGAAGTACCTGCTGATAAACAGGCACGGAAAGCGAATGACGAAGGGAATGCTGCGCTTGCGCTGGGACAAGGCGCGGGAGAAAGCTTGTGCCAAAGCAATCAAAGAGGGCGATCCGCTCCTCGCCGCGAAGATTGGCGGTTTTCAGTTTCGCGACATCCGACCGAAAGCAGCATCGGAAATCATCGATATTGGCGACGCAAGCCTGCTACTGGGACACAGTAAGCAGGAGATCACAAAGCGGGTTTACAGGAGGATTGGCGCCACTGCTAAACCATCAAAATAG